CTTATGGCCAGCATTATGCTCAGAATAAATATCAGGCTACGGAGTTCATTATTGATTCAGGCCACGGCACTGGATTTTGTATCGGCAACGTATTAAAATACGCACAACGTTATGGACGTAAAGGGTCAAAAGAGGATTGGCGACAAGACCTCTTAAAGGTGATTCATTACGCTATCATTCAATTACATGTGCACGATTTATCGTAAAAAAAGAGGTGAATAAACTATGGAAGTGAAAATTGCAATAGACGAACTAAAGAAGCGTAAGCTGTTTGTGGCAACGCCAATGTATGGCGGTATGTGTGCAGGCATGTTCACTCGTTCGTCAAACGACCTATCTGCTCTATCGGTTCATTATGGAATCGAAGTCAAGTACTACTACTTGTTCAACGAATCGCTGATCACTCGCGCACGTAACTACTGCGTTGACGAGTTCATGCGCTCTGATTGTACCCATCTGCTGTTTATCGATAGCGACATCGGGTTCAACGCAAACGACATTTTAACCATGTTAGCTTTGCAGTCAGAAGAAAGCGAATATGATGTTCTTTGTGCTCCTTACCCGAAGAAGTGTATCTCTTGGGAAAAGATCAAGGCGGCAGTTGATAAAGGCGTCGCTGACGATGATCCAAACATCCTAGAGAAATTCGTTGGCGATTATGTGTTCAATCCGGCTAATGGTAAGAACGAAATCGCGCTCAGTGAACCTGCAGAAGTTCTTGAAGCGGGAACTGGGTTTATGATGATTCGTAAATCTTCACTGAAGAAGTTCACTGAAGCTTATCCTTGGCTCTCATATCGCCCTGATCATGTTAGCACCGCAGCGTTCGACGGCTCGCGTGAAATTCTAGCTTACTTCGATGCCTTGATTGATAATAAACATTCGAGTATAATTCCTGAACTGGAAGAATTCTTTAACCAGAATCCTGATGCCGGTAAAGAAGACGTTATGGCTTTCGTACGCGACACCAAGAACAGCGTTTTTGGCTTTGAGTATTCAAACCGTTATCTATCAGAAGATTACATGTTCTGTCAGTGGGCGCGTAAGATTGGCTTGAAGGTTTGGTTATGCCCATGGATTGGCCTACAGCACGTAGGAACTCATATCTACGGCGGTTCGCTTGCCGACTTGGCTTCGGTTGGCGTAGCTGCAACGGCTGACCCGCTGAAGCTTGGTAAGAAAATTTAATAGGAGACTATACGATGAAATTTAGTGATAAGACCATTTCTGTATTGAAGAACTTCTCATCAATCAACAAGGGCATCCTGTTCCGCAAGGGCAGCACGCTTCGAGTTATCGCCGAGCAGAAGAACATTCTAGCCAAGGCGGATATTGATGAGACGTTTGATCATGACTTCGCTATTGCTGACGTTCCGCGATTCCTTGGCGTTCTATCTTTGTTTGACTCGCCTGAAGTCGTTCTAAACGAAAAGGATGCTACCATTGTTTCAGATAAGCAAAAGCTGATGTATGTTTATGCCGATGCTTCTTCGTTTGCGACTGCTCCTGATAAGGACGTGAGCTTCCCTATTGGCGAGATCAACATGACGTTGACCAGCGCTTCTCTGCAGCAAGTGCAGCGTGCTGGTAGCGTTATGCAACTTCCAGAAATCGCCTTTGTTGGTGACGGTAAGGTTGTTTGTTTGAAAGCGGTCAACATGAAGAACCCTACAGCCGATTCATTCAGCGTTGAAATTGGGGAAACCGATCAAACGTTCAATGCAGTGTTCAAGAGCGAAAACTTTAAGCTGATGGATGCGACGTATGAAGTGTCTATCTCTTCAAAGGGTATCTCTCAATTCGCTGCAACAGGAATGACTTACTGGATTGCAACTGAGGCTACTTCTACTTTTAATTGATATGAAAAATGAAATTGGTTTTAGTAGAAATCAAACTTCTAAAACTCTTGAAAGAAACATTAAAAGAAACAAAGAAAGGCTTGCTAAAAAATACGAAGGATGGTATAATGATTACGTTAGCCATCCTTCTGCTCAGTGGCAAATGACGTTCGCTGAATACAAAATACTGCGAAGAAAAAATAAACATCCCGTTTAACTGTGAGATTTATATTATGATTGAACAATTTTTGTTTGTTGAGAAGTATCGTCCGAAAACTATTGAAGAGTGTATTCTTCCGGTCGAGTTGAAGAAAATTTTCCAGCAGTTCGTTGACCAGAAGAACATCCCAAATCTTCTGTTGACGGGTTCTGCTGGGGTAGGCAAGACCACCGTTGCTCGCGCGATGCTTGAGCAGCTGGACTGTGACTACATTGTGGTCAACGGTTCACTTAATGGTAACATTGACACGTTGCGTAATGAGATTATGCAGTTTGCTTCTAGTGTTTCCTTTAAGGGTGGTCGCAAGTATGTAATCCTAGACGAAGCAGATTACCTGAATTCTCAGAGCACTCAACCTTCTTTGCGTAACTTCATGGAAGAATACAGCGCCAACTGCGGATTCATTTTAACCTGCAACTTCAAGAATCGTATCATTGCGCCGTTGCATTCTAGATGTTCTGTTGTTGAATTCAAGATTGCCAAGAAAGATAAGCCCACACTCGCCGCTCAGTTTATGAAGCGAGTGTTCAACATCCTTAAGGTCGAGAATATCGAATACGACAAGGAAGTCATTGTTGAGCTTATCTCTAGGCATTTCCCTGATTGGAGGAGAGTGTTAAATGAAATCCAGAGGTATTCCGTCGGCGGTCGTATCGACTCCAGCATTCTTGCTAGTGGTTCTGCTGATTCTTATAAAGAACTTTTTGCTGCACTGAAGGATAGAAACTTTACCGCAATGCGTAAGTGGGTTGGTGAACATTCTGACACTGACTCAACCTCGTTGTTCAGAAGTCTTTATGACAACGCTGTTGATGTTCTTAAGCCAGAGTCTATTCCTAGTTTGGTTCTAACTCTAGCAGACTATCAATACAAGGCTGCGTTTGTTGCTGACGCTGAGATTAACATTGTAGCTTGCCTTGCAGAGATTATGCGTGACTGCGAGTTCAAATGAAGACTTACATTCACGTGAACCAACACATCATTCGTACAAACAAAAAGAACAACGAAGATGATGCTGTAATCACGGTCAAGCAGGGAACTAAAAATACGTATTGTAAACGAGTGCGTATTTTGGGTCCTTCTGAAGTTGTATATTCTGGAAACGATAAGACGCTGCTTTCTTGTGGCGCGAGGGTTGCTATCGTTACAGAAAGTGAAGTGGAGATTATTGAATGAACATACTAGATGTAATGCATATAGGCGATGTTGAGGAGGTCAAAGAAGAAACGTTTAAAATCAAAGCGCAGTATTCACCTTTCGATTTTGTAAATTCAATCAACAAATCAAAGACCAACCTCATCAATGATTCAGACAACCCTGACGTAACTGAAAAGGAATACAACCCATGGATTGTTAATAAGTCTTTGTCTTACTTTGCTGATACGGTTCAGTTTGCGAACATGGTAAATTCTATCCATTCTGTAGACAAGAAACTACAGTACGACTTTCTTATAAATATCGTTAGACCTAAGAACAGGTATTCAAAATGGGTCAAGAAAGAAGACAGTGGTGACATCGATATTGTAAAAGAAGTCTACGGGTATTCGAGCAAAAAGGCAGAAATCGCTCTATCTTTGTTATCCACCGAACAAATTGCTGCGCTAAAAAGAATAACAAATAAAGGTGGATTGAAAAAATGAAAATATCAGTAGACTCGCTAATAGAGGTGTTGTTACAAGAACCGGACGATTTCTTAAAGGTAAAAGAAACTTTGACGCGAATCGGTATTGCTTCGCGTAAAGACAAGATTTTGTATCAGTCTTGTCATATTTTACACAAACAGAAAAAGTATTACATCGTCCACTTCAAAGAACTGTTCGCTCTAGACGGCAAGCCTACCGACTTTTCAGAATCAGACATCGGACGTAGAAACACGATAATCAATCTTCTTGTTGAATGGGGGTTGATCTCTATCGTCGACGCTGAATTGACAAAAGACCCTGTGACTCCGCTGAGTCAAATTAAAGTATTACCATTCAAAGAAAAGTCTGAATGGGAATTAGTGACGAAATACAATATAGGTAAACGATAAGGAAAACTTTTATATGATGGAATACGCGAAGAGTAAAATACGAATGATTAATGAAGAAGTTGACGGGTTAACTCCATGGGTTTGGACTGCTACTGACCAAGGTCTTTGGAGTATAATCAAAGCAGAATGGCCGCAACTTAAAACTATGTGGGGTAAGCATGTCAAGAAATATGACGTATGTGTGCAAGCT